AACCTTGTTCACCTGTGCGGGGGTGGCAATCTCCCACACGTCCCCGTTGTCCCCGAACTCGTCCGGGTTGGCGTAGGAGACGACGTACAGTTCACCGGCCACCGACATGTGAATGCCGATCTGGCGGAGCATCTCTGCCCGGCCATCGTCGTCGATGAACAGCCCCTCCATGATTTCCACGGCGGGGCCGGTCTTGACCTGCTTGCGCTTGCCCGCCTTCTTGACGGTGGCGAACAGTTCAGCCTTGGACAGCATGGAGCCGACGAAGTCGCAGGAGTACCTGAACTCGCCGATGATGTGATACATCCGCCATGCTTCGGACTGCCAGCCGATTGTCTCGGCTATGCGGTGGTAGCTCCGCTGACCGCTCTTACCGATGCGGGCGGCAGAAGCCACAAGTGAGTTGGACTGGGGCGCTTCTTCCCTGCGGGTACGTGCCATGTTGTCTATTCCCCATCATTCATAACGACGATTGCGGCGAGGTAGGAAACCGCCATCCAGCCGTTGAACAGCCACCACGAGATGTGCAGGTTGGAGAGCCAGCCCCAGAGGATCACCGGAGCGGCGATCCAAACGGACATGCAAAACGGACAGTGGAACAGCGTGGACCACGGTCCGTCATCCGTTATCTCGTCCCACTTGGAGCGAACCCATGCCGACGGGGGGAAGCTATCCTGAGTGACGAGGCGCGTTAGCCGCGCGACGGAGACAGTGCCGACAATGACAGCACAGAGTACGACGACAATCTCCACCATGATTACGAGAGTACCGGCTGTGTCAGGGATTCCTCGTGCACGCTCTCGTCAGAATCGCGGGGACGGTAGCCAAACAATCCGCCAATCCGCCTCATCGCCGGACCACCCCGAAGCGGGGCACCGGACGGGACAGCGATCTGGGCCGGTCCCACGCTGGTGTTCAGCGCAGTGATTCCATGAACCAGCGCATCCACGCGGTCAGGGGAGTCGGACATATCCGGCACCCACTCGGTCATCTGCTGCTCCAGTTCAACGAACGCCCGGACGTGATGCACCCGCTCCTGCTCATACAGACCGACGATGGGTTCAGCGCGAAGCACCTTGCCGCGACGTGAGTGGACGAGGTCCACCTTCCCGTCCTTGCGCACGTTCCGCAGGGTGGACAGCACCATCTCGCCGCCGTAGTTCTTCTCCGCGATGATGAGGTCGGCCTGATACAGGTCGTACGCCCGCCATGCTTCGGATGCCCAGCCGTCAGGGGTGTAGTGCCCGGAGTGATCGGCCAGCACGTAGAAGTGATCCCCCCGGACTCCGATGACCACGATGCCCGTCTCATCCCGCTTCTTGGATGACGTACCGGCGGGGTCGATGGCGACCACAATCCGGTCCATGTCCTTGTGCGTGATGTCGGCGATGGGCCGGTTGTCCTCGATCATGTTCCACGTCCACAGCGCACCCTCGATGTCTTCGAGGACTTCGCCGTAGAGTTCCTGCAGCCCGAGCCGGGTGCCCTCGTACTTTGACAGCACGACGTTGCGGAACGTGGGGGCGAGGTTGTCGATGTTCGCGTACGTGGAGACGGTGACGGCCCGGGTGGTTTCGGTGGCGATCAGGTCCTTCAGCCACTTCGTCGGGAGCGGGGTGGTCGTGCAAAGCACGAGAGGTCGCTTGCCGAAGCGCAGACCCATCATCATCATGTCCCAGACGGACTCGATCATGGGCATGTGGGCAGGCTCATCGAGCCAGACCGCGCCGTGGTTAGGTCCACGCAGGCGGTCAGGTTCCTCACCTGTGAAGGCTTGGATGCGGTGCTCCTTGTAGCGGCCCTTGCCGGGGAGCGTGATCCTGCGCTTGGACGGTTCCCAGAGTGCGCTGATCTTGGCGTTGTCGAAGGCGGCGAGCAGGCCGGATTCGCCTTCAACCATGATGTCGCGGACGTGGGGGAGGGTCGGGCCGATGATCGAGGTGTACGCGATGTCGCGGCTCAGGGTGCGAATCCATTCGGACCCGCAGCGGGTCTTGCCCGAACCACGCCCGCCCTTCTGCAGCCACACCAGCCAGTCGGGGTCCGCCGGTGGCCACTGGTCACCACGGGCATGGCGATAGTCGTACTCGTCGTGCGGCATGCCGTCGCAGGACCGGCCCTTCGTGCAGTACCAGACCCGCCGATCCCGCTGAGCGAGGGAAACCATGGCGAGCAGCTTGTCCTTGGACTTCTGATCCCAGTTGCGCCATTCCTCCAGTGAGGGTGGCTGGTCATTCACAGGCATGTCCTACCTCAGTTCTTGAAGGCCCTCGATCAGCCATGGTCCCATGCCCCGTCCGTCGTCATAGGTGCGCCCGTCGGGGAACTCCATCTGCTGGGCGTTCCGTGGTTTCGGCTTCGCGGTGTGCCGGACAACCTCCGTGTACGGCATGCCCAGATCGTGCGCGATGAACGCCGCTGCAGCCCGCCGGATGTACGCGGCGATGGAGATGTCGCGCCGGTCAGCGGCCTCATTCAACAGCACCCGGAAGGGGTCGTCGTACGAGATGCACGTCGGGTTCCGGCGGCTGGTGGAGACGCCGGTTTTCTTCTGCCGCGCCCGGACCCGGGCGAGGGCGTTCTCCATCCACTCCGGGTCCTCGTCCCGGTCTGCCCAACCTTGAAGGTCAGGTTGATAGTTGACCATCAGCGGTCCTCCTCTATCGGATCGGCGTCGATGATGTCCGCCTCCTCGGCCTCCGGCTCCGTCCGGGCCAGCGCCATCATGTGCGCGACGTACTGCTGGAGGTGCTCGTCGGTCGGGGTGATCTGCACCTGCGCCGGGGCATCCACACCCCACAGCCGCATGATGCGGTCGGTGATGGCCAGAGCGCGTGCGTTGTAGGCGAGGTGGTCCGCGTCCTTCGGGTCCACAGCCTTGGCCATCGTGGACTGCAGCAGGCGGTTCAGCCGCTTGTCGGCCAGCACCCTTTGCTGGTCGCGGTCCTCGGGGGAGTCCGCCGATGCCGCCAGTACCCGCTCGACCGCGAGCCGCGCCCGGGTGGCCGATGCGTAGCCGAGTGCCTTGGCGATGTTCGTGTAGCTCGTGCCCGCGATGCGCAGGGCCAGCGCCGATTCGGCCTTGGTCTGCGTCTCCGAAATGACGAGGTCCGCGTTAGGCTCCTCCCCGTTCTCGATGGCCTTGGCGAACGCCTTTGCCCCGGTCATGATCCGGGCTTCCTTCTCACCCATGGTTCCCTCCCCGGTACATGAAAAGCTGCTCGGTGCCTACGTCGGTGTTGCCCTGCTTGGCCAGCGACACCTGAACCTTCAGCCGCCAGACGGGGACGAAGTCCTCGGGGGCGGTGTACTCGGAGACGAACACCGTGGCCCCGCGCCCGGCCCACTCGCGCATCGTGTCCCAGAACTGGCCGGAGTTGAATGAGCCGACAGCGCCGTATCCGGTGGTGCCCTCATACGGGGGGTCGCAGTAGACCAGCGAACTGAAGCCGACGAACTTCCCCGCGTCGAGGTAGTCGAGGTGGTTCACTTCGGCATGGCGGAACCCGCTGGCGAACTTCACCAGTTCCCGCACCCCGCCCGAGACGTAGTTCCGGCCCGGGGCCTTGGCGTACCCGGCGAACCACTTGCCGCCGAAGGAGGAGGCGAACCCCGCCAGCGCCTTCATGGCCGAAGGATTGGGGTCCGCCCGCAGTGCATCCCACTGCTCCTTGGTGATGTGGCCCGGGGGCTTCCACCCGCTGAGGATGTCCTGCCACAGCATCACAAGGGACTCGTTGGCATCGGACAGGTAGGCGGTCTGGAACTCGGGGGCCATGAGCGCAGCGACGGACCCGCCGCCCATGAACGGCTCAACGTACTCGAATGCACCCTTGCGGTGGGCACGCATGACCGCGCATATCTGCGGGGCAACGCGGGTCTTGCCGCCCATATACATCACAGGTCTGCGATCCTTGCCCGCTCGGGGAAGCGCTCTGCCATCTCCGCGAACAGGAAGTCCCGCCCGTCCCGGTCGTCCTCGAAGTCGATGATGACCTGATAGATGCCCGACGGTGCCGCGCCGCCGAAGCCCCCGCCGTCGGGGATTTCCGGTTCGGCCATCATGTCCAGCAGCAGCCGCTGGTAGGAGGCATCGTCGTAGCCCGTACCCGCCAGCCCCATGTCCGAGTCGGAGAGGTCCGTGAGGAGTGCGGCCAGTGCGGTGTCGTCGAGGATGGCGAGTTTGCCGGTGCGGTTGTCAGCGACCATGTACCGGACAGCGCCGGACTCATCCATGTGGTCCACCCAGATGACCGGGATTTCCGTGGCCCCGAGGGCGTGCAGCGCCTGATAGCGGTGGTTGCCCGCAATGAT